GCAACTAAAACAGCTAATGTGGCTAATAAATTCGCTAAAGTGCTAGACGAAAAAGGCTTTATTACAATTACAAAAGACAATCTTAATTCAACATTAAGGTTAGTTGATGGTAAAATTAAAGTTGCAGACAGAGTAGGTGCAACTACTACTGCACAAGAATTAAAATCATTTAGATCAGAACTTGTAGAACTTATTAATAAAAATGAACCTGCAGGAAGAACTCTTTTAAAACAAGCGCAAGATATACATCCTGATGTTGGTGACTTTGTAAGCAAACTAACTAACACTCGTAAAGGTATTATCGGCCCAAAAGAGTTTTCTGAAATATCAAGAATTATGTCTAAAAATCTAGCAGAACGTGCGCCAGTAACAGATAACTTTATTAATTACTGGAAAGACGTAGCTAGAGTGTTTGTCAATGAAACGCAAAAGGTAGATATACCATGGGTAACATTTGACGGAAAAATTATGACACAGAGATACCGTCCAAAGATCCAAGAACGCATTGAGTTTCGTGATCCAGTGACAGGTAGAAGAATCGCTAACATTTATGAATCCTCGGCAGAAGACGGAAAGCTTTTAGGCAAAGGCTCTCTTAATGATGCTCGTATTGGTTTAGGTGTTAACGGAAATCATAGCAACGATGCTGTTATTGTAAGACGCTTTCACTTGTGGGGGCGTAAAAATGGCGTTGAAACTGCAACTATTCACGATGCTTTCTTTACAAATATTGGAGAGGCACGTAGAGCAAAATCTGCTCTTAGAACCATCTATGCTGATGCTCTAGAGGGCGATACTATTAGAAAGACTTTAAAAGAAATGCGCAAACAGGGGCTTTCTAGAAAATCTTACAATGAGCTTTTGCGTAAAGCAAAGGAACAGGGTCTTATAGATCCACCAAATAAAATAACACGCCGTGACATTCTTGCTCCGATTGCCGAAGGACAAGATTGGTACGGCATTGGCCCATAGATTATTTGTAATAGCCTATGTGCTTTTAATGTGTCTGTGACACAAATTATATAATCCAAGCTGTGCTTGAAAGGAAAAATTATGAGTGAAGAAAATACAGTAATTGAAGAAGAAACAGTAGAAACAGTCCAAGAGACTGAACCAGAAGCACCAGACGCTAAAAAGGATGATGTTGATCCGATTGAAGCAGCGGTGCAAGAACGTCTTCAACAAATGAAACAAAACATGGACCGCATGGTTAAAGAGCGTGACGAGGCTTTAAAAGCTAAAGCTGAAGTTGAACAAGCACAAAAAGCTGCTGAGATTGAACGTCTAGAAGCAGAAGGAAAGCTTAAAGAAGCTCTTGAAATGAAGCTTGCTGAAGCTAACGCTAAACTAAAAGTGTTCGAAGAAGAAAACACTAAATTGAACCGTGACAATGTTGTTAATAATCAACTTGCAAACTTAGAGTTCCGTAATGAGCGTAGTCGTCAACTAGCACAGCGCGATATCGTTGAGCAACTTGTTCAAAACGAAAATGGTGCATGGGTACATAAGTCTGGTTCTTCTATTCAAGACTTTATTGACTCTTACTCAAAAAGTGAAGATAATGAATTTCTATTCCGTGTAAAAGCAAATACAGGGAGTGGAACCTCGACTCCAGCTGCCGCAGCTCAAACTTCTGAACAAAAATCAATTTCACAAATGACAACAGAAGAAATTTTAAATATGGCTGCTAAAGGGCAACTTGGAAATTTCGGGTATTAATCTATTATAAGGAAATAATAAAATGGCTATTACAAATACCGATTTTCAAAATGTAGCGTTGGCTATCTCAGCATATGCTGACGAAGCATATACAACTGCTAAAAAGCTGAACTCAACAGGTATCGTTGGTCAGCGTGACGACATTACTGCTGATGGTGAATCTTTCGTTGGTCAGTTCCGTATGTACAAACCACTAGCTGCAAATATCAATGTTGCATCTTTATCAAGTGCAACTGATGGTACATACACAGATATCTCAACAGATATTGCAAACTACGTTAAAACAGTACGTACATTCGGTGCTCAACAAGTTAACATGCAAGAAGTAATTTCAAAGCAAGATGGTCTTGCAAAAATTGCTCGTGACTTCGCACAAGTACGTGGTGATGACGAAGGTAATGCTTTAATGTCAGTACTAAAAGGTGTTGCAGCTTCTGAAGTTGCTCTGGGTGACGCAGGTGGCTCTGGTAACGGCGGTATCACATCGTTCGACACAGATGCAGATACATCAGCAACGGGTTTCTTCGTTGACATAAACGCAGCAGGTGAATTTGGTGCAGCAGCAACAGGTTCTTCTGATGAGCGTAAACTATTCGATTCAACAGCAACAGGCGCAGCTCGTGGTGAGCGTTTGTTCAAAGCTATAGGTATGGCATTTAAAGACTATGAGCCAGACTTTATGTATCTAGTTACTTCACCAGAAGTAATGGCAGAAATGCGTGCAGCTAACGTTGTTGATGAAACAATTATTACAGATGGTAACTTGCAATTTAACACATTGTTTGGTGGTAAATTCCGTCTAGTAATGACTCGTGCAAACCAATCATCATCCCACGCAACAGGTGACGTAAATTCACGTTCAGCAAAATGTACATTTGTAGTTAAGCCTTCTTCAGTAAGCTTTGCTCCAGTATCAGTTCCTACACCAGTAGAAGTTGATCGTGATGCAGCTGCTTACACAGGCGGTGGTTCTACAAACGTATGGTATCGTTATGGATTTATCATGCATCCACTAGGTTACAACTGGACAGGTTCTACAACTGCTTTCGCAACTAACACAACACTAGGCGCAGCAGCATCTTATGGACGTAAGATGGACGCATTGAACCTAGGCATCTTGCCAATCCTACACTCATAAGTAATAGGAGGAGCTAATGGCACTAGAATTAAACACCAATAGTTTTGTATCATTAGACGATGCAGACGTTTATTTTGAAACTCGAATCGATTCAAAGAATTGGGATGATGCTTCAGATGAACTAAAAGAAGACGCTTTAGTCACTGCTACACAAATTATTGACAACCATTCATGGATTGGTTCAGCTGTTAGCTCTTCCCAAGCTCTAGCATGGCCTCGTAAAAACGCTATTTACTATGATGATCGAATGGGTCAAGAAATTAAATTTAGTGAAAGCGAAACACCAGCTGCAGTTAAAACTGCGGTATATGAACAAGCATTACACTTACTAAATAATGAAGACCTTTTAGCAGGAACAGTTCAAAATTTTGAGTCTATTTCTGTTGGAAGTATAAGTATAACTGATTCTAACAATGATGTTGTTCGTACTTCTATAAAGCCTTCAAGTGTAATGAAGTATATTAGACCTTTGTTAAGCAGAGGCTCTACAAATTCATGGTGGAGGTCTAACTAATGTCTTTAAACGCAAAAGTAACGTCTGCAGTTAATAAGGCGTTTACTGCGTTAGGGGATTTAGTAAAATCAGGAACTCTTTCTAGCAAAGCAGTTTCAGGTTATAATTTTAGCACTGGCACTACTGTAAGCACAACTTCAAGTAAAACAGTTGATGTAATTATTCAAAGCACTAAAAATAAAACACAAGACGGTTTTATTGTAAGTGTTTTAATCAAATCTGGGATAGATATTTCAGTTTATGACACGTTAACAGTTGAAGATGATGTTTACAATATAGTTGACTTTGATGATAATGGTTTTATCATTGAAGCAATAATTGTGAAGGAGAAGTAAATGTTTGATAATGCTTTATCAGATATTGAAGAGGTGTTTTCTTTAGCCGCATGGTCTTCTGAAAATATTGCTATTTATCCTGACAATTACCAAGGCGAAATTAGTAATGACAATGAATTTTGTCGTTTATCAATCTTACCTAGCAGCAGTGAACCTTACAAATATGGTGGAAACAAATTAATTCAAGGATTAATTATTATTAAAATTTTTGTAAAAGCAGGAGAGGGCCAAGGCCGTTTAATGCAAATTGCAGATATTTTTGATAACCATTTAGAACAAAAAACATTAACTAATGGCACAGAGCTTGGTACATCTTACTTAAATGTAGAGGGGCTAGATCCAGCTAACAAATCGCTTTTTAGCGCACGATACATAATTCCATTTAAAATATACGGAGAATAATAAATGGCACATATTACATCTTTGGGTGCAGGTATTTTCTCGTACCTAGATTTTTATTCTGGTACAGTTGCCGACACAGTAGACACAGCAGCAGAATATGCAGGTCTTTTCGTTTCAGGAAACTCTAGCGATATCGATCGCTTACCTTCTGTACGTGAGTTTCCTTCAATCGGTACTCCTGCTAACATCGTTAACGTACCTGTTTATGGTCAGTCAACTTCATCACAGGTGCAAGGTCAAGCTGACGCACCTTCACTAGAAGTTACTGTAAACTATATTCCAAGTGACATGGTTGACTTTCATAACCTAGTAGGTACACAAGGCGCATTCCGCTTTATGATGTGTGACGAAGCAACTGCTTTAGCAGCAAGCTTAGACACAGGTACTACACCTTTGTCTTATGGTAACACAGAATTTTACTTTAAAGGTAAAATCGAAGCTATCTTGGTTAACCCTCAGTTGACAGACGCTAACACAGCAACAATTACGCTGTCTACACAGTCTGACTTCTTTGGTCCAGCTACGCTTCCATAAAAATAAAAGTTTTATTAGAAGCCTCTTTAACTAGGGGCTTCTTTTAAATAAGAGAGATTATAATGACAGAAAAACCGTTTAGTAAAAGTTTTGTAATGCGTACAACTTTTCGGCATATGCGCCGAAGTGTTGACATTAGTATTCGTAAGAGTTT